TCAGATTTTAAGCGTAAGTCCCGTTCCAATCTTGATGATCTTTCAAAGAAGATTCAAGAAACCTCAGAAAAGAAGTCCTACAAGGACGATCGATTCTGGCGACCTGAGTTGGATAAGGCGAGTAACGGATATGCCGTCATTCGTTTCCTTCCTGCTCCTCCCAATGAAGAACTTCCTTGGGCAAAGCTCTACTCACATGGATTCCAAGGTAAGGGTGGATGGTTCATTGAGAACTCTCGTACCACTCTCGGTGAGAAGGATCCTGTGTCAGAGATGAACTCCGAACTCTGGAACAGTGGTATCGAAGCAGATAAGGACATTGCTAGGGCGCGTAAGCGTAAGCTCCAGTACATTTCCAACATTCTGGTTATCAGCGATCCCGCCAACCCCCAGAACGAAGGTAAGATCTTCCTCTACAAGTTTGGTAAGAAGATCTTCGACAAGATTCAGGAAGCAATGGAGCCTGAATTCGCTGATGAAGAAAAGGTCAATCCCTTTGATTTCTGGGGTGGTGCCAACTTCAAGCTCAAGGTCCGTAAGATCTCTGGCTTTATCAACTATGATAAGTCTGAGTTCGATTCACCTAGCGAACTCTTCGATGGTGATGATGTCCAGCTTGAGGAACTCTGGAAGAAGCAGTACTCGTTGACTGCCTTTAGTGATCCCTCTAACTTCAAGTCCTATGACGAGCTTAAGCAGCGTCTTATGGAGGTTGTTGGTGATGATATCCGTTCTAATGATGGAACGAGCGCACCGACGATTGAGGAAACCTCAGAGACCCTTGAGAGCAAGTCTGAGAGCGTTGCAGAAGAAACTGATGCGCTCGATTACTTCGAGAGACTCGCTAAGGATTAAGCGTATCCGTAGGGGTTGCCTTTAGTTCTAATATCGGTACTACCCCGTAAATTTGATACACCCGTTGATGCACGAGGAGTTGCCCCGCCAGGATTTGAGGGCAACTCCTCTGTGTCCATTTCAGCAGGGAATCCCGTACTTTGCTTTTCGAACAAGTCTGCTTGCCTAAATGATATATCGCGTCCCTTTTCACTAACAGACTGACCTTCTGGGATACTGGAGGTTAGTTCTTTATTAGTTTGATTATTTTTGATTACAGTCATATCAACAGCGGCCGATGGTTGGAAATCTGTGAAGGGTGCAATCTCTTCAAGTGCCTCCGAACTCAAAGAAGAAAATGCTGGTAGACCAGTAGATTTATCAGAGTAGATTTCTGAGAACGAAACCTCTGCAACATCCAGACTAGCGGCCGCAGCTTCAATATCAACATCTTTTTCTTCTTCTTTTTTGTCCATTAGTCAATACCTCCTGCGGCCATTCTTTGTTGAATTTTTATATTCTCTTCTTTGATATAATCATTTAACATACCAACATATATTTTTCTTTCCCATGGAATCATATTTTCCAGATCGGAAAGGTTGTAGTTGTACATCTGCATCAACTGAAAATTTAAATAATAAAAACTCGGCAGATTCACATGACAAAAAATAAGGTAAAAAAATCCTCTGCGCTACTTAGTCGCATTGTTCGTTCAACGTCAGCAGAAACATATTTCAAAGCATAATCATAGTGATACAACTCTTCAGTCTTTGAATTTATATCGTTCTTAACACTGATGGGCAGATTTTCAACTAGATCAGATCTCTCTTCGGCTGAAATTATGTCAAAATCTATTTTCTCATCTACTGTCTCTATTGATGATATACCAGAGGTAGGATCTTCGAATTTTTTCGGTATACCCAGATGAACAATCAAATCATCAGTTTTTATATGACTCTTTTTAGATTTACCCTTAAGTGTTATATCACCACAGTCTACGTCAAGAGTAATCTTTTCGTTTGAATGTGGGCAGATAAAAATAGTTTTAAATTTTTCTCCTACCGATTTCTTCCTGAATTCCAGTAACAAATGTATGATATCTGTTTCTGATAGTTTAGAAATCTTCAGATCTGTCTTTTCTTCGATGATTCTAAGTAATGTATTGTAACCATCGATATTTTGTCCTGTTTCCTTTGCAGCAGCTATATTTTTTTCATCTCTCACCACGAGAGGTGTAAATTCTACTGTCTTACCACTAACTGGCAATTTTGTTGTATAAACTGGTAATTGTATTTTCATAATTAGCTTCCCTGTTCACCCAAGGCTCCGGTAGACGTTCCTATCAGAGTACCTCTAGAATATAGATCAAATGATCTGTACACAAACTGAACACTAAACACCATGGGTGCAAAGTCTTCTACTGGCTTCAATTCTATTGGATACAGAACTCGTGGATAAACCTGATAAAACTTCCATTGAATTTGATCATCGTGTCCATTGTAGATATCGATCTGGCTATTTGCAACGGTGGTATCGTAATATTTTTCAATCCCCATTGGGTGAACTACACCATTACACCACCTGTTGATGATATCGTACATAGAATTAACTGGTTCATTTTCCATATAAAACGTGATAAACAATTGTTGAGTCCAGTTCTTTCTATACGGAAAAGTTTTAATGTTTCCACGAACACCACTCTCTAGAACCGTACCAACATCCCATCCCGGAACTCTGGCAGCAAAGACGGGAATATTACTGGTGTTTGCAAAGGAAGGGCTATATTGAGGTGTCCTTATAGACATATCGACGTGAAACTTATTATGTTTCATTAAGCCATTGCTATAGATACCGGATTCACCCACCAAATGATCTACATTTTGTTTACCCTCAAAACTACCTCTGGTCATTTTAGTTGCTTCCCTTTGAATAATTCGTTTTCAGTTAGTATAGTAAATTCCCACTGATTATCATCGCAAAGTTTTCTCGCAGCTTTCCATTTTGCCTCATTTACGGCATACGTTTTCATATTCATTTCATACGTTTTTGTTTTTCTCTTCTTTACCACAGGAGGCTTTGTTTGCTTATATGGCTTGACTTCTATGAGGAAAGTCTTTATATCACCGGTTTTGGTCTTCACTTCCGCAATAAAATCTGGGTAATACTTGTGCATCTTGTTGTCCACCGGGGACAGGTATGGTATCGATAATTCTTCACTCGCCCAACGGAGTACGTTTACGTTATTGTCCAAATACTTACACATCTTTCTTTCCCACGTAGATCGACAGACAATCTTAGTCGGATTCCCGATGTATTTTGATGGATTTTCTGGTAAGTACTTCGTTTTATATGCCATAGCATACATATATATGTGTAGTACTTTGACAGATAGGAGCAAAAAATGGTTGATTATCAGTGGGGATTTAGTGACAGAACAGCAGAAGCACCATATTATCTGCAATTTTCTTGCTATGACTACCCAAGAACCTCTCGGGATAGAGCTAATTTAACTAATCACAACGATCGGTTTATTTTGCCCGGCGTCAAAATAAACAGAGGTACTGCACACAGATACTCAGAAGATGCTCCTATGATGGAAAACCTCGCACAGGCACTTGGAACCATTGATCCAAGTATCACAGAAAGACTCGATGATTCGGCTAGTTTTGGTGATTTGCTTGGGGCGGTAGAGAGCACGTTGACTGGTGTATCTGATAGATATCAGGCGGATGCATTTGGTCAGGTAACATCTAAACTAGGAAGACTCGAATTACTCACAACTGAAGCAGGATATCTTGGTTCATCGAAGAGAAAATATAACTTTAACTGGAATCTGAAATCCACTTCAGCTCAAGCAAATACTTATCGCGCACAGGTAATAGGCGAAGCATTTGAAAGAAACTCCATGCCAGTTGTGGGTAAATTTTCTGACCAAGGGAATATCGCAAATGCAAGTAGAATGCAGCCTCCCAATGTTTGGGTCATAAGAGCACTGTCTAATAATGGTAAAGACATAACAAATGAGTGGTTAGGAAGACCCAAAATTTGTGTACTGATGTCAGTGCTCCACGGTCTAGACAACCAATCATTTATTAATGAGGGTCAGGGAGAAGTTGGTTCGCCGTTTTCTTACTTCCTATCATGTAACTTTGTCGAACTAGAAAATGTGTTCAACTACAATGGATTCATAACAAGTAGATCTGAATACTTTAATGCTCTTGGTAGTTCGGTAGGAGGATAATTATATGTCATATTTTGATCTTTTTAGCAATATATCATATAAATTTCCCAATGGAGTTACACACGAAGTAAAAAACATATTTACTCGTCCTGTTTTTAGCTCAAATATAGATGAAAGTATTGAATTAAGTAATAACCAATCCCCAGACAACTTAGCAATTTCTTTGTATGAAAACCCGTCATTATATTACTTGAATTTGTTATACAACAATGTCATATCAAATGACTATTGGCCCATTTCAGGTGAAGAATACACATCAGAAATACAGTCAAAATATGCTGGATATTCATTTCATATCTTAGAGACTCCTGAAACTATTCCATCGACAGGGGATGTTGTAATATTGAAGACGGATTTTGATAATTTTGTACCAGACGAAGACGATCTTTCTGCCGAAACACTTTCTTATGGAATAGTCGAGTCATGGAATTCCACGTACAGAAAACTGTGGATAAAAAACTACAAGTTTGGAACCACTGGGGCACAGAGTGAAGGGGATCTATTCAAAGAAGATAATAGGTTCTATATTTTTAAAAGAAATTCAGATGGACAATATCCAGACGAATCACAAATTCTTGCTTCGAATGTGAGTGGTGATGATAATGCCTTCGCCTTGGATCCAAATTACATAGGCAATTCTGGCGACGAATTCACAATGAAAAGGGTATCAAAATATCTGAACTCAATTGATATTTTCGAAAATCCAGTTCGGAACATAAAGATAAATCCATTCACAAAGAATATTGTTTTTTCGGGATCTCAATACACAGCGGTAAATCAGAAGGACTTTGCGGGATTAACGTATAATTCAGGTAATACAAATGGAACATGTTCTCTATTAGAGGCATTTATATTATCTGCCAATGGACAGACTGGACCTGATGGTGTTCCGTATGTAGTACCAACTTTAGATACAACCACCAGTTTTAATGTGAAAACTGTGCAAGACAGTGTTCTAACTGAAAATGAAAATGAAAGAAACATATCGATCATACCACAGTCTGCTGTGGGTGATGTTATACAAGCTATAGCGAGTGATTTTAATGGCTAGAAATGATGTATCGTTTAGTGCAATTGAATTGAAGGCACCGGGTTCTGATCAGTATATTAATATACTAGAGCAATTTCAGTCTTCAAGTACGTTTGGTGGCATGTCTATAAATGAGGGGTTGTTTGAAACTGGTATCAGTGGATTCATTATACTAAATGATCCCGATCCAAGCAACACAAGCAGTGTTCTTCCTAGCATAAGCAATCTAGTGACTACAGGCACGATGTTAAAATTGACATTTTCTACGTCTGTTGACAC